ACTATGAGGTGATGGAGAAGGAAGCATTAAAGGAACAAGGGACTGCGAAGGAAACAAAGAAAAAGAACTCTCGTCTGGTTAGGAGATCATAATGTCTCGACTCGTTATCCGTAAAAGTAATATCTTTTTTAGTGACGAGGTTGATAAGCTTGATCTTGTCTCAAAGCAACAGTATATTCCTACGAGTTATAGGGACGGAGGAGAGGGATTTTGCTGGTGGGCGAGTGAGAATGTCTGTGTACCTATATATCCTCCAGGATCTCCAACTGCTGCATGGACTCTCCTTAAAGATCTTCCCACCGAATTACACGTTGATACCAATAAGTCGTATATGACGATGTGGATAAAGCAGCAGAATATGTGCAGGAAAGCGTTAAAGATGGTGGATGGAAGATTTCTCTATCGTCTGATCGTTCTCTGCTGGCAGCGAGGAGAAGGAAAGTCCCTCTTGGCTTGTCTGATTCAATTATGGAAGTTCTTTAACTTTCCTCGACAACAGATAATGTTGGGAGCTAACTCACGCGATCAGGTCAAGTTCGTCCATTATGATATCATGCGTGATATTATCCACAACTCGCCCAAGCTTCTACAGGCTGTAGGAAAGAGGAATATTCAAGAGAAGGAAATCCGACTGAAAGGACAGGACGGACAAGTCAGATCATTGATCAGATCTATTTCATCGTTCTCAGGTATCGTTTCGAATATTACGGGATACACGTTCTCTGAAATCTTTGATATGAAGAAGCCCCGATTCTTTGTCCAGCTTGACGGGTCAATTCGTAATATGCCCAATGCTCTTGGGGTTATCGATAGTACGGTCAGCGAGAAGACTCACGTTCTATATCAACTGTACGAGAACTATATAACGAAGAAGACCAAGACCGTTTATTTTGATTATCGATGCTCGAAGCTGGGCGATATTGACGATTATATGAATCCTCATATGACCTCTGATCAGCTTGAAGATTATAAGTCGAAGTTTCCCTTTGGTGAATTTGAGCGTTACTTCTTGAATACCTGGGAAGCAGGACGGACACAGATATTCTCAAATGCAATGATCGCGGCAACGAGGATAATAGCGGTAAATGACGGCTTCTTGAATAATACTCAGATTCAAGAAGCATGTCAGCGCAGGATAGACGTGCTTGACAGTGTTGACTCTAACAAGGATAAAGGTTTTGATACTGACTTCCTACACCAGCAGATTCAGGATATAGATAGTCGGTTTAAATATATCGATGATCATGCGAGTATTGATGGAATGAGCGGATATCCTGTAACTTTTGAGATGCTTACAGGACTTACTGAATTATTTGATACTGATTGGTCAATACTGGCTGGGACTGATATGGGGGATCCACTCGCTATTAGAGGACAAGCTCGAACGATCTTGAGTGTTGTTGCAAAAGGCTTAGTAGGTAGTCGCTCTAATCCCTTGATGGCGAGACTTTCTGAGGCTGTACCTAAATACTTCTATGTCCTGTTATATGTACAGAACGTAGAGAATCATTCCGTAAATGGGATGAAAGAAGTCCTTGACCTTGTCGATACCGAATACGACGGGATTGATGTGTTGTGTTCAGAACGGTGGGGTGCTTGGGATATGGGAGGCTGGTGTGAAGAACGAGCGATTAAATTTGAACCAATCTATCCAAACTATGACCGACAAAAAGCCGCATTTAAAGAGTTCTATGTCTGCTGTAAAGAAGGGAGATTCAAAGCTCCCTACGTCCCAATTCAAGGGTCAAGAAAAGACGACATATTACGGGAAGAAATGGGTGCTTTCGATCATTGGACAAAATCCCCTGACCCTACAACCACGTCCTATATGTTTGGTAGCAGGGAGAAGTTTGAAAGAGGAGGAATTCAAGATGATGTTGTCTACGCGACAGGCTGGTCGCTCTACGGAGGACGGGACTTATCAGTAGACGATTTCAGATTGAGACGTAGTGGTACTGGTTTTGGTTTTTTCGCACCACAGGAAGGACTTTTAGGTAAGTATTGAAAATAAATGAAAAAAGTTCTTGACAGGGGTCTGGTCCTCTCTGATATGATTCTCCTATTATTCCCATTACCTATTAATCATGATCTGCTCTCGGTGCGAAAAAGAGTTCTTCGGTTGTTTTATAATTCAATCTTTTGACGGAACCATTTGTTACGAGTGCAAGTGTCTGATTCAAAGTGAAGAAAATGTAAAGTTGCCCATAACAGATAATCATTCTTTAGGGACGCCTGAAAAATTATCTGGAGGTTTACCTTGAACAAAGAAGAAGTTTCCGACTACCTGTTAAACATTCCTGATGAGGTGATGTCCAGCCTCACTTTCTCCATGCCGTGGCAATATGATGATGGATCAAGTACTACTCCTGATGCTGATGGATTCCCTTCAGTCCTCGAAGACAAGGGAGATGGAGCTGCGGTTCGTAAGCTCTTGCAGAATGAGTGTTGGGACAAGTTCCAGCGAAATCCCCAAGTCAACACCGCGATACGAGGTCTTACCGGGCGTATGTGTGGCATGGGGTACGGAGCTACTTCAGAGATTAGAGAGATCCAGGACGTTCTCGATGAAACGGCCTTTGACTGGCGAAACCGACTGTATTCGATGTGGATGAAGTATGCAGCCCGCGCTCAGGTAGAAGGAGAACTCTTTTTACTTTGCACGGTTCATGAAAACGGTTTTGTTGAAGTTGATTTCATAGACCCAACAACGATTGATGGAACAGGAGATGACGGTACAGGAATCATCTTTCATCCCACAAAAGCTCTTTTACCTATCTTTTATAACGTTCGTATGAAAAAGAACGGACTTGCGACCGATTATCAGCAAATCCCCAGTATCTATGTTGCACGTTTTCCTGAATTTTTACAGTCCGTTGCGACCCATAATGATATCTCAATAAAGTATCAGCGAGAGAGCAAGAGTAGGAAGAAGGTCTATAAGCAATTTGGGGGCTTCTTTCGATTTATCTGCTCTTGGGACAAGGGGTTCATGACTCGCCGAGCGATAGGTCATCTTCGCACAACTCTTGAATGGCTTAATCATTACGAGAATTTGAAGAAATACGAGATCGATCATAAGAAAGCGGCGGGGGCATATGTCTGGGTCGTTGAAATTGAAGATCCTCGAACTTTTAAACTTTGGTTATCATTGACAGATGAGGAAAAGCGGAAGACTGGTATTATGGCCAAGAAGACGCCGGGCAGTACACTTGTTCTACCTCCCGGGTGTAAGCTATCGGCAACCTACCCCCAACTTTCTAATATCAAGGAAGAGGATACCGATATACTGAATCTTATTACAGCAGGCTTAAACGAGCCTGAAGATATCAGTACCGGCTCTTCAAAAGGCACATTTGCGAGTGTTAAAGCTTCAAGGGGACCGTACTCCGACAGAGTCAGTGATGAAATAGCATACTTCGATAGGTTCTTGAAATATGATTTTTGGTCATTCGTCTTCTTTGCTCGAAGTGCGATGACCCGATTTCCCAAAAAATTCAAAGTGAGAGAAGCAACCCACTTTGATGAAAAGGGAGAGGCTCAGTTTGAAGTGGTGTCAAGAGCACCTGAACATCTGGTGGATATATCATTTCCTATTTCAGAAGTGATCGATTACGAGGCGAGAGCAAAAGGACTGTTGGGAACGAAACACGGTCCTGTCAGCGAGCAAGTAGGAGTACCGAACAGTGAAGTAGCGAAGCGTATGGGATTCAGTGGGTACGGTAGAATGAGACTGAAGAAAGCGACCGAAGATGAGAAGTACCCAGAACTCGTTTACGCAGCAGGAGTGGACGCTGAGAGCGTTCAGGAAAAAGCAGAGGGCGAACCCCGAAAGAGTGCCCCTGCTAAACCCAAGAAGAAAAAACTGGTCACGCGCACGACCAAATAAGGGGTAGTCATACCATGGACAGTGAAAGATGTTGACGGTAAGAAGAAGGGTTTGACTCCAGCCCAGAAAAAGAAATGGGTTAAAGTTGCTAACAGTGTGTTGAAAGATTGTCAAACGAAAGGTGGCAAAAACTGCGAGGCTAAAGCTATTAAGATCGCAAATTCAAAATTTGAGGAGAGAGCAATGGCACAAGATACTACTGGTAAGCAAGTCCCAAAGGGCGCACTTCGATTTGTAGGTGAAGGACAACATGCTCTTGCTGAGAAGGAGGAAGGTAAAACTCCCAGAATGAAAATGACTGTATATAATGGTAAGATTATCAAAGACCATTGGTGGTGGGACGATTTAGCAATCGATCTTGATGGGATGAAATTTGGTGCCAGTAAATTCCCCATCCTCGAGAATCACAACGTAGATCGAAAGATTGCCTTTCACACTGGTAAACCTGATACTTCTGAGGGAAAGATTGAACTCTATCCTGAAAAGGTCAGCTTTGTCGATACCGAGGTCTCAGCGGAGTTTATCAAGTTGTCGGGGGACGGGTTCCCCTATCAAGCCAGTATGTATGCTAAGCCCACCGAAATTCAACGGCTTGCAAAAGATGAAATAGCAGAGGTCAACGGGTTCAAAATGAAGGGCCCTGGTACTGTCTGGCGCAAATCACAA